GAGCGCTACGCCGACTTCCTGCAGGTCGGGTTCCTCGCGTTCACGCGCCTGGACGCGAAGGTCCAGGACACCTCCGCGGCCAAGACGCTCACCATCAAGGCCGCCTGAGCCGTCCTCCCGTCCGACCCACCCAGCTGAGGAGATCCGTCATGGCGGAGACCACGAAGGAGACGGCCGCCAAGCCGTCCGGCACGACCGACCAGGCCAACACCGAGCAGCGCGAGGACGCCGGCGGCACCGCGACGATCGACGTCGTCGCCATGCCGTCGCTGCGCGCCGACGGGACCCCGGACCAGACCCCGGGTTTCAAGCAGTTCGTCGACGACAAGGACGACCCGCGCACGGACTCCTGACCGTGCCCGGCGACCACCCGGGCGGGTTCGTGCCCACCCGTCACGGCCGCCAGCTGCGCGGCCACCTCCGCCGCGGGGAGCACGTTCTCCCCGCGGCGGAGGCCCGCCGGCAGATCGAGCGTCCCGAGCGCGTCGAGCGCGAGGTCGCTGCCGACATCACCCGCCCCGACGAGCCCGGAGGTGAGCAGCGCAGTGCCGATCACCACGAAGGACCTCGCTGAGCACCTCGGCATGACGGGCGAGGCTCCTGCGGACCTCCAGCTGTTCCTCGACGCGGCCGTGCGCGTCGTCGAGGGCCGCTGCGGTCCGCTGGAGCAGCGACCGCAGACGCTGCGGTGCCGTCCCAACGGCCGGAACCTGGTGCTGCCCGCCACGAACCTGCAGTCGGTCACCGCGGTGCGCGACCCCGCCGGCCAGGTCGTCGCCGTGCGAGCGGCCGACGTCAACCTCCTCGCGGGGATCGTGCCCGTGCCCACCGTGCGGGACGGGTGGTGGGAGGTCGACGTGACCGTGGGGGGCTCGGCCATGCCGGCCGACCTGCAGCTGGCCGTCTTCGTCGTCGCCTCGCACCTGTACGAGCTGAAGCGCGGCCGTGCCGGCCGCCCGCAGGCGTACTTCGGCGGCGAGAACAGCGACACGCAGGACGTCCCACGCGGCTTCGCTGTGCCCGCGCGTGCTGCGGAGCTGATGCGGCCCTACGTCATCCCGGCGTTCGCGTGAAGCCCCGCGGCACCCGCATCCCGGTCCTGGTGGCCAGCGTGGTCGACATCGTCACCCGCGGCCTGGAGCCGGTGCAGGTCATCAACGGCCCGCGCGGGGCGCAGAGCCTTGAGGCCGACGTCGTGATGCTCGGCCTCACGCCCGCCGGGGCTGAAGCCGTGGCGGTCACCAGCACGGCCGCAGCGGGCCTCGGCTCACGGCCCGTCGACTCCTTCACCCTTTGGGGCCTCGTCTCCTGCTACCACGGCGACGACGACGTCCAGAGCCTCTACGACCGGGCCGGGCAGCTCCTCGACCAGGTCGAGGAGCTGCTCGTCGCGCAGCGCACCATCCCCGACGTCGCCGACGACCTGAAGCTGGGCACCGACTCCACCTGGACGCCGGCGCACTTCGAGGCGGGCACCGCCCTCGAGGTGTCCTTCACCATCACCGGCCGGATGCTGCGGTGACCGTCGAGGACAACGGCGAGCTCACCCGCGAGATCGGCCGCCTCGGTCCGCGACTGCGCGCCGTGCCCGACGGCTTGCGCACCAAGACCCGCACCGCGGTCCGCACCGCGGCCGCACCGATCGCCGCCGCGGCCAAGCAGAACGCCTCCTGGTCCACCCGCATCCCCCGCGCCATCCGCATCGGCACCAGCTTCGCCGGCAAGAACGCGGGCGTCACCCTCCGCGTGGCGCTGCGCACAGCGCCGCACGGCCGCGCCTACGAGGACCTCTCCGGCACCTCACGCAACGGCACGTTCCGCCACCCCGTCTTCGGTCACCGCGACCGCTGGGTGACGCAGAAGACGCGCCCCTTCATCGCCCCCGCTGTCTCGGCGGGCCGCGACAAGACCCTGCGCAACGTGGACGAGGCCATCACCACGGTCCTCGTCCGCGCCGGCTTCACGCACTGACTGACAGGAGGGCGTCATGGCCCAGTTCACCGAGATCAAGCACCCCGACATCGAGGGGCACACCGCGCGCGTCGCCGAGAGCGCCGTGGCGAGGCTCGCCGAGGCGGGCTGGGAGCGCGTGGAACCGCCAGTCGAGCCGACCAGCGAGCCGGCGACCGAGGACGTCGCCACCGCCGTGGCGCCGGTCCCCGCGCCGGTCGCCGCCGACACCTCGGCCCCGAAGGCCAAGACGAGCAAGTAGTCCGTCCCGCCCGCCCACCTCGACATACCTGGAGACCCTCATGGTCACGTCGCTGCCCCAGTCCGACCGCTTCTTCGCCCCGGGCATCACCAAGGCCCTCTTCCTGCCCGTGGTGGCCAACTCCACCAAGTCCTCCGCCGACCCGAACTACTGCGTGCCCACGGGGCCCGAGGTGGCCGCCGGCATCGACCTGTCCGACGAGATCGCCGACTGGTCCGGCTTCAGCCTCTCCTCGAACTTCATCGACACCCCCGACCTCGGCTCCCTCTTCACGGGCACCGTGCCGGGTCGCATCAGCTCCGAGGCGTCGAGCATCACCTTCTACGCCGACCGCGACGGCCAGGACGTCCGCGAGATCCTGCCCCGCACCACGCAGGGCTTCATCCTCATCGCCGACGGCGGCCTGGCCACCGGCAAGAAGGCCGACGTGTTCCCGATCGAGGTCGGCTCGGTCGGCAAGCCGCGGTCGGTGTCCGACACCGCCTCGCAGCTCACGATCAACGTGTCCATCCGCCGGCAGCCGGCGCAGGACGTCACGCTGCCGACCATCGCGTGAGCGCAGCCCGCGACAGGCTCGCCCTGAAGAAGCGGCGCCGGTTCGTCTTCCCGGTCGAGATCACTGACCCGGGTGATTTGCCCCGCCGCGTTGACGATGCGCGGCAGAGGCTGCTGCTGCACAGCGCCATCGGCAAGGAGGGCTCCGACCGCGACAAGTTCGAGGCCGACCTCGCCGACCTGGAGAAGGAGCTCGCCGGCCACTACGAGCCGGTCGAGTTCCAGGCCGCACCACCGGTCGACTACGAGGCGCTCGCGGCCACCCACTTCAAGGACAAGGGCGACGCCGACGTCGACATCGACGCCGTCCTTCCTGCCCTGGCCGCGATCTGTGCGGTCGACGAGGACTTCCAGGACGAGGCCTACTGGCTCGAGGAGCTCGACCCCAAGACCACCAGCTGGTCTGTCGGCGAGCGGTCCGAGCTGTACGGCCGGCTCGTGGAGATCAACGTCGCCCGCCCGGACGTCCGGATCCCAAAAGGCTGACGAGGGATGCCCTGTTCGCGGCCCGCATGGCCTACTGCGGGCCGCAGGGCATCCCTCTGGACACCTTCCTGGAGTGGCCTCAGACCTCCCAGGACGCCGCCCTGATGTGGCAGGCGCACGAGGGACGTCGCTACCCCGATGGGACCCACCCTGACGACTGGGACGAGGACCAGGGCGGGTCCCGGCGGGCGTACCACACCCACATCGACGTCCACCCGGGCGCACAGCTCATCGAGACCGCGATGAACAGCCCCGACTTCGCCGCCGCCGGCAAGGGCGCCCACGTGCGCCTGGTGCCCGGTGACGCCGCGGCGTGCAAGCGCTGCGGACTGCAGCACTGAGAGAGGAGCACGGCCGTGGCCGACCGCAACAACGACATCCTCATCCGGCTGCAGCTGCGCACCCAGGGCGACTTCAAGGCCGCCCAGGACTCCGCCAAGGCCATGGAGCGCGAGCTGGGCCGCCTCGAGGCGGCCCAGCGCTCCATGGCGGGGCAGGAGGCCGCGGCCTACCGCGAGTCCGCGCAGATGGCTGCGAAGCGGACCCAGGCCGCCGTTGACGTCGGCAAGGGCGTCGCCGCGGCCGGTGCGGTCGTCGCGGCCGGCATGGTCACCGCGGTCAAGGCCTTCGCCGACTTCGACGAGGCGATGTCCTCGGTCAAGTCGTCCACCGGCGCACCGATCGCCGAGCTCGACAAGCTGCGCCAGGCCGCGATCGACGCCGGGTCGAACACGAAGTACTCCGCCACCGAGGCGGCCGGCGCCATCAACGAGCTGGCCAAGGCCGGCGTCTCCACCGGCGACATCCTCAACGGTGGCCTCGCCGGGGCCCTGAACCTGGCCGCCGCCGGCCAGATCGACGTCGCAGACGCCGCGGAGACCGCCGCGTCCGCCATGACCCAGTTCAACCTCAAGGGCGCCGCCGTCCCGCACATCGCCGACCTCCTCGCGGCCGGCGCGAACAAGGCCCAGGGCTCCGTCGACGACCTCGGCCAGGCGCTCGCTCAGTCCGGGCTCGTCGCCTCGCAGATGGGCCTGTCGGTCGACGAGACCATCGGCACCCTCTCCGCCTTCGCCTCCGCGGGCCTCCTCGGCTCCGACGCCGGAACCAGCTTCAAGACCATGCTGCTGGCCCTGGCCAACCCCTCCAGCAAGGCCGCGCAGACGATGTCCGACCTGGGCATCGCTGCCTACGACGCGCAGGGCAACTTCGTCGGCGTCGCCGGGGTCGCCGAGCAGCTGAAGACAAAGCTGTCCGGCCTCAGCCAGGAGCAGCGCGACTCCGCGCTCGCCACCATCTTCGGCTCCGACGCCATCCGCGCCGCCGCGATCCTCTACAAGGACGGCGCGCAGGGCATCAACGACTGGGTCTCAGCCGTCGACGACCAGGGCATCGCCGCGAAGACCGCAGCGACGAACATGGACAACCTCGAGGGCGACGTCGAGCAGCTGAAGGGCTCACTCGAGACGCTGCTCATCACGCTCGGCGGCGGGCAGATCGGCGACTGGGCCCGGCAGGGCACCAAGGACGTCGACGGCATGGTCGACAGCTTCAACCAGCTCCCCCCCGAGGTGCAGGGCCTCGTCAGCACCCTCGGCGCCCTGGTCGCCGGCATCGGCCTCGTCGGCGGCGCAGCGCTGATCCTGATCCCCAAGCTGCAGGAGGCGAAGGCCACCCTCGCCACGGTCGGCATCACCGCCGACTCCGCCCGCGTGGCGCTCGCACGCTTCGGGACCGTCGCCACGGCGACCCTCGCGACCGTGGCCGCCGTGTACGCCGGGACCAAGATCGGCGACAAGCTCACCGAGGTCTCCACCTCGGCCGGCCAGACCGAGCAGGCGCTCGTCGCCATGGCCACGGGCGCGAAGACCGCCAAGAGCAGCTTCGACCTCTTCGACACCCGTGTCTTCGGTCAGACCGCCCACGACGTCACCTCCGCGGACGACGCGCTCGCGCAGTTCGCCGCGACGGCGAACCGGGCGGCCGGCGGCGGGTTCCGCGAGTTCTACTCCACCATCGCGAGCCTTGGCGGAGACAAGCGCCGCTACAGCGAGTGGGCCGAGCAGCTCGACGCCTCGCTCGCGAAGCTGGTCACCTCCGGCCACGCCGAGGAAGCCACCGCGGCCTTCGAGAAGCTGAAGGCCGCGGCGGTCGCCCAGGGTGTCGCGCCCTCGGAGTTCGACGCGAAGTTCGGCGCCTACGGTGCGGCTGTCGCCGCGGCAGGCTCGGCGGCTGCGGCCGCCGAGCCCGAGGTCAAGGCGATGTCGGACGCGCAGACCGAGGCGTCCGGCACCGCGAAGGAGCTGACCGACGCTGAAGCCGACCTGCGCGACGAGCTGGCCAAGGCTGCTGGCGACTTCGTCAACCTGACCGGCGCCTACACCGACGTTCTGCAGCGCAAGCAGGACGCCGACCGCGAAGCAGCCGAGCAGACCGCGAAGTCGACGAAGGACGGCAAGGACTCCTGGCAGGACTACGTCCACACCGTCCACGAGTCCGTCGACGAGTACCTCGCCGAGCTGCAGCGCCAGGTCCAGGCGCAGCAGGACTGGGCCGGCAACCTGCTGTCCCTCTCCTCGCGCGTCAGCCAGGGCACCCTCGACGAGCTGGCCAAGTTGGGCCCGGAGGGCGCACCCCTCGTCGCGCAGCTCGTCAACGGCACCGACGCCCAGCTCGCGGACCTCGAGCGCCTCATGGGCGCCCGCACGGCCAACGCCACCGGCAACATGGCCGACGAGCTGCGCAACGCCGGCCCCGTCCTCGCGGCCGTCGCGGAGCGCGCCGGCAAGGACACCGCGGACGCCTACGCGCGCAAGCTCGCGGCGGGCGAGACCACCGTGGCCGCCATCGCGCAGTCCTACGGCCTCACGCTCGACCAGAACATCCCCGACGTGAAGAACACCAAGGTCACGACGTCGGGCACCGGCGAGGCGGCCAGCGCGGTCCGCGGAGTGAAGTCGGCGATCGACTCGCTCCAGGACAAGACGGTCACGCTGAAGGCCATCCTGTCGGGCTCCGTCGCGGCGGCGGACACCCTGAAGCCGGGCGACGCCGGCTACGGGGTCCGCAAGGCCACGGGCGGCTACATCAGCGGCCCGGGCACGGGCACCAGCGACTCGATCCCGGCGCTGCTGTCCAACGGCGAGTACGTCGTGCGTGCCTCCTCCACGGATCGCCACCGCGGCCTGCTCGAGGCCATCAACCGCGACGACCCGTCCGTCCCCCGGTTCGCCACCGGCGGCCCGGTCGTGTCGGTCAACATGCCGTCGCCGGCGAAGCTGAACGCCGACGTCTTCGCTGCGCTGAAGAGCCCCGCTCAGGAGCTGCAGAAGGCGCAGGAGCAGGCGGCGGTGATGTTCCAGTCGGTCGGCTCGGTCGGTGCGGGCGTCGAACGCTGGCGGGGGACGGTCCTGCAGGCGTTGGCGATGATGGGTCTGCCGGCCTCGCTGGCCGACACGACCCTGCGTCGGATGAACCAGGAGTCCGGCGGCAACCCGAACATCTTCAACAACTGGGACAGCAACGCCAAAAAGGGCACACCCTCGGGTGGGCTCATGCAGACCATCGCCCCCACCTTCCGGGCGTACCACTTCCCCGGCACCTCGAACAACATGCTCGACCCCCTGGCGAACATCCTCGCCAGCATGAGGTACGCGCTCTCGCGGTACGGCTCGCTCCCCGCGGCCTACAACCGCAAGGGCGGCTACGCAGAGGGCGGTCCGGTCAGGGGCCCGGGTGGGCCCCGCGAGGACGCGATCCCCGCGTGGCTGTCCAACGGCGAGTTCGTCGTCAACGCCGCGGCCGCGAAGCAGAACCATGGCCTCCTCACGGCCATCAACGCCCAGCGCTACGCGACCGGCGGGCTCGTCAGCCGCGGCACCCGTGACGCCGTGGGCACGTCGCCCGCGGGCCCGACCAACGGGCTCAACCTCGCGGCCTATCTGGCGCAGAACCTGGCGCCGACCCCGCTGAGGGTGGACGACTCGGAGCTGCGCCGCGCCAACCTCTCTCTCACGACCTGGACGACCAACCTCGAGCTGGCTCAGGCCCGCCTCAAGGGCGCGCAGGCGGCGATGGACCGGTGGACGGACGAGATCCGCGACGCAGAGGGCGCGGTCACGGACGCGATCCGCGACCGGGACGGCGCGACAGACGACCTCACGCGCGCGCAGAAGGCGCAGCTGACCGCGCGGGAGGCGCTGAACAAGGCCAACGCGAGCAAGGACGCTGACCGCATCGCCGACGCGACGCGCGACAGCGTCGAGGCGAACAAGGACGCCGCGACCGCGTTGGCCGCCCAGGCCACTGCGACGAAGGCGGTCCAGACCAGCGAGGAACGGCTGGCGAACGCGAAGAAGGCCGGCGCGAAGGCGTCGGGTGACCTAGCGCTCGCTACGGACGTCGAGGCGAGCACGGCCACGGCGGCGGCCACCGCCAAGGACGCGCAGGCGGCGGCCGAGGAGAAGCTGAACCAGGCGAAGGCCGAGGCGCTGGCCTACGCCAAACAGATCGCCACGGCAGCCCTGGCCGGGTCGGAGATCACCGGCCTGTTCAGCGCGGACGACACCGCCCGCGCGCTGAAGTTCGCCGAGGCCGCCTACAAGGCGTCAGTGGCGCAGGCTCAGGCGACCACCGAGGCGGACTCCTACCAGTCCGCCATCGACCAGGTCGCCGCGGCCGGGGCGAAGCTGGCCGCCACCCAGGCGGCCAACGGCGCCTCCTACGCCACGCAGAAGGCGACCCTCGCCGCCACCCGCACCGAGGTCGACGCGCTTGCCCGCTCCTACGGCTTCACCGCCGAGCAGGCGGCCGCGCTGGCGGAGTCCGCGGTGCCCCTGGCCAACAGCGGCCAGACCCTCGTGGACTCCCTCACGCAGCAGCTGAAGGCCGTGCAGGACTTCTCCCGCTCCGTGAGCACGCTGCGGGCCCTGGGCCTCTCCCAGGGCCTCATCGACCAGATCCTGCAGGCCGGGCCCGAGAAGGGCCTGGCGCTCGCGCAGGAGCTGATCTCGGGTGGCTCGGACATGGTGAAGAAGCTCAACGACCTGCAGGCCCAGCTGGTGACGGCGTCCAACGCGCTCGGCACCAGCGCGGCCCAGGCGGCCTACA